GCAGCGTCAGGATTTTATGGCCGGAAGTCATGCCGCTAGTAATGTCCGTGGCAACGAGTTTAAAAATCGAAAATGTCGCTGAAATATTGCCCGGTGCGTCGGCGTTGGTCAGGATAAGTGTCGTTGCCGTGGTGTCGGTGATTTTATAAAATGCGCTCGTTTCAGCAACATACAACCAGCAATCAGTATTAAACTCGTCAACCGTCCATGCTTTCAGCCAGTTTACACCGGCACCGTCGCAGGTCAATGTCGGCGACGCGCCGCCGCTGCCGGAAATCGTCCCTCGGCCATAGGGCGAGCCGGTATAGGTGACGTCAAGATTGCCGGGAACGTAGGGATAACCGTCCGTGGACATCATCATCAAGATCCACTGATAGACAAGCCCTTGAAGATCAAAAACGCCGCTGGCCAGGTGATTGTGCGCCCAGGTATTCGGGCCGCTGCCGGGCAGTGCTCGGTGATATGCCGCATTTTCTCCGTGCAGATGCTTGTCGAGCATGGCGATTTCCGTTGTATAGGTGCTGTCTGAAGGTGGATCTACATTAGCGTTCCCGCCATGCGGCTGTGTGCCGTATTTCTTGGCCAGAAACGCCAAAGACGCCCACTCAAACGCGGACATCAAATGCCAGCCCTTGCCCTTATTACAGCAGGCAATCATGGCTTGTGGAAATGAAATGTAATCCCAGACCGGAATGCCCTGCTTACTGATTCCCGGAACGGCTCCCGCAGCGCCACTGTGGGCCACATCCGGAGAACCTTCAGCCGGTGTAGCGTTTGGCTGGCTGCATATATACTTGTCGCAGGCGAAGCCTCCGAAAGTAACGCCAGATACGTCGGCAATCGTAAATTTCGGTATAATTACTTCGTGATTTGTGTAGTTTCCCATTGTTTAACCCTCCTTTTCCGGCGTCAATTCAATTTCCCCGTTGACCCGATAAGTTTTAAAATCGTCAATCGTCAAGCCGTTTGTGCAGGCCATCTCTCCATTGTCGGACAGCCACGTAATACCCAAAGCCTCGGCCTCCGCCTGAAGCTCGGCCATATCAGCCGGCGCAACCGTGATCCGGCAGGCCGCGCCCCAGTAAAAGAAGCTGTCCTTACCCTGTGTTACATCGTAGCCTTTGACTACAACCGGGTTGAGTTCAGCAACCGCCGCAAGCAATTCCTCAAACTTCTGAATCGCGCCAGGCAACATTCCAGTAAATTCTTGTCTGATCGTCATTTTTCCCTCCTTATGGTGTATATTCTATGATTTCGACTATGTTCTGCGCCATGAGAACACTCCCGGCCAGCATCGTGTCAATGTCCGGCAGCGTATAATCCCGATCCGCCGTCAGGCCCGTTGTTTGTAAGTCCGCCTCGTTTCCGCCAGTATTGATTTTAAAGCTCGTCGCCGTCGTGCCGGTGTCCGTATTCTGCGCGTGCTTTTTAGACACAGCATCGGCAACGTCGCTATCTGTATTCGTTCCCTTTGCCTGTGATCCGTCCGCCGCAGCCTTCAACATATATCCGACAGTGGGGATGGGATACTGAATATGCTCTATAATATTTTCTGTTTCTGAAAGATCGGAACAATTACTCATTTCTCCGCTCGCAGGAGTTCCCAGAGCAGGCGTTACTAACGCCGGACTTGTCTGTCTAACAGGCGCACCTGTTCCAGTGGCTTCTGTCCAGACAGGATCGGCTGCACCACCGCCGACAAGTATCTTAGTTGTTTCACCAGCCACTAAAGCATGAGGATCAGCACCGCCGATACCAACCAAGAGTTCACCAGCGGCTAAAGGCGTCAGAGCAGTTACAGGGTCAGTTCCAGAGCCTAGCAAAATACCGTGGTCTGTGAGAGTAGAGGCGCCAATGCCTCCCTGCGTAACCTTCACCGGAATTTCAGTAATACCTAAGTCAGTCGGCCCCCAAGCTGAACCATCCCAAAGGAAACATTGCCCTTCACCTGGGGTAAGGGTAAATGTAACTGAATTGGCAACGACTGAAAGGTTGTTGTTGGAAGTGTCGTTATTTATGACCATGAACTTTCTGATGGTTGCCATAGTCGTCGGATTCTGAAGTGTCTGTGTATTTCCCGCCGCAGACAGAGTTACCACAACACCATTATAGGCATCAACGATTGCCGTAGTAACCGCTGCATTTAAAGCAGGATTTGTGGAGACGGTGAATGTTTCGGTAATGGTAGCGCCGCTAATTGTTCCACCCGTAACCGCTATGTTTGAAAACGTCTGTTTCCCCGTCCAAGTGTTTGCTTGAGCAAGGAAGCGTTTTAGCTTATCCCATCCAAATTTAACCATGATAACGCCTCCTTATTGAATATTCAGGTGAATGGTTGCTGTGCAAGGCTGTGTAGTCGCCGTCAACACAATCTTCATAAACGGGAACATTTCAGGTTCAAATGCGATCCCACCCGTGGCAGTCCCCAAACCTGATACAATCGTTCCGCCGCCAGTAGGCGTGAAATAAGTCCCGTTTTTGTGAGAACACATCGTATATGTTATCGCAAGTGTGCCCCCACTAGTCGCGTTGGAGTAGTCCAGGGAAAACAAACCGTCCTGTGCAATTTCCCTTAAATCGAATGGTTGTGAAGTGATGGCCGCAGCAGTTGTAACCGTCTGCGCTCCGTTGAACACATCATAAGTCGTGATGGGTCTTAATCCTTTTGGCATGGTTGAACCTCCTTGTTTAATGATAGCCTGTTAATAAATTATGTGGTTAATCTAGTGTTTTTGCTTTCTTCATTGTGTTCCTTATTCCGACTGTTTTTCGTGGCACATTTGGAACTGTTGGAATGTCAAATTGTTCTATTGGATTACTTCCAAACTTCCATGTAGTGCTTTCTATTTTTTTACCTGTTATACTTCTCATTCCTGGTGGTCGGCTGCTTTTTAATGCCCTTGCTGCCTTTCCATAAACATTTAAAAATTCACCCATAACCCTCGGAGAACTGGCCGCAAGTAAGGGCCACATTTTAGGGTTCATAAACGCTAAGTATCCTGTTGTTCCCGCCGCCATTTTTCCGACAAGTCCTCTTGGTATTCCTTGACTCATGGCATATCCGGCAACTTGGGCAGTTATGTCCTGACCTCCTTCCGCACCTAACGCCTCAACTAATTCCCGGCGAAGTTCAAAGTTTTCTCTCATAGCCGATGTAAGTCGTCTTAATGTCTGGTCTGCCGTTATCCGTCCAGTCATTCCTTGCTTTCGCATCATTAGACCACTTTCAATGTCCTTAATAAGTCGTGTTGCATCAGAATACCCTTTTGTCATATCCGTATATTCTGGAACGCTTTTCTTGATTGCTTTATTAACGGAATCTCTGGCGTGTTGCACAAACGCTCTGACTCTCGATGAATCCGACCAATGGTTGTCTAAATCCCTTCTAAGTCTATCAAGTTCAACCGCCGTATTATCGCCGGGCTTAGTTCCCCATTGCTGGATTTTATTATAAATACGACTTAGTTCTTTTGTGTCTTTTGAATCCCTGATATTTCCGACACTTGTTCTTTCCCAATCAAAATGCCCGGGTGACGATTCTAATATCTGTTTGGTCTGGTTTTTTACGGAATCTTGCATCATCCTTTCCGCCGCTGATTTAGCAGTTTCTTCACTTTGATAATAAACAGCGTGACCGGATTTCATTGTTTCATATTTTCCGGTTACAGGATTTTTTAAGGCGTATCCTCCTCCGCTGGGGTATTTTACCACTTCCCATTTATCAACGATGTTAGTAATAGTCCGTCCGGTTTGTTTTGCTTCATTATACTTGACAAAGTTTTTTAAATTTTCTGTAACTTCTGTTTTTATCTCGTTAATATCAATAGGGGTTTTGTTCTCTGATACCTTAGCTAGTAATTGTCTGTATTCATTTCCTCTTTTTTGAACTATGGTATTTAATGCGCTTTTGGCATTTTCAACTATTTCATCGCCGCTTATTTTTCCTCTCATGGCTTTAACAAAACTATCTGCGCCTTTAATGGCCTCCTCAACTGCTCCCGGCCCTGCGCCTGTGGTTGTGCCAATCAACTCTTTTGTTACTTTGGGAACGAGTTTAGAACCAGGTATTGATATGACACTGGCCACATCGTGAGCAACATTCAACGCCTCTTTCCCTGCCATACCAATACCCTTAGCAGCAGGAACGAACATACCGATATTAGCAATGGCTTCAACGTCCCTTGCAAGGTTAGGATTATCCTCTTTAAAGCCACCATAAGCCTCTGTTACGCCCTTGACTGCACCTTGAACTAACGGCGTTGAAAATACCTTCTTTGCTCCGCCGGCAATAGCTTCTTGCGCTACATCTGGAACGACAGTCTTGTAAGCGCTGACTAACCCCTGCCCAATAATATCATTGCCCATTCCGGCAATCTGGCCTACACCCCGTAAAGAAGCCTGACCGTATGTAGGCGCATCAATGTTCTTTATATTCTCCCATCGTTTGCCTATATCTTCGCCAACACGGGATAAAAAACCTTTATCCTGTGTTGGTTGTGGTTCGGTCTTTCCGCCGACTACACCAAAGGCTTCTTCCAGTTCATACTCATTTAGAGGTTCTTTCGATGAAAACGACTTGCCGGTTGTGGGGTCTGTGTATTTTGGCATTAGTCTTCTACCTCAATGACTTTTCCTGATTTCAAGGTTATTGTTCTTTTTTTGGATTGCCCCGGCATGGAGTAATCTTTAAGACCATATCCGCGCATCTTTCCTTGTGTGAAGGCAATTTCTTCATCAACCGCCGTAAGCCTGTCATTTGCCTGTCTTCTGGTTGTGTCGAGAATAACCTTGAGTTCCTTCCAACTTAAATTCGGGTCATGAATTTTATCCCACTTCTTTTGCATTTCAACCGGGAGTTGTTGAATAGATGCCTGTGAACCTTGCATTAATTTCGAGATTTCAGAACTAATTTCGGATGTATAGGACTCCAGTGCCCGTTCATGACCACTACCCTTAAATCTGACATTTAATTCTCTCAACGGAACATCCAACGCCCTTATACCAACACGATTAATGGCTTCCTTTTCCAGTTCTTCAATTCGCCTAAGTTGTCTGTTGATATTGGAAACAAAGTTCCCCATTGCGCCACGTTGTTTCTCCTGGAAGGTAAGCGAAGAACCAAGACTCTTTTGGATTGCGCCTTTTACAACCCTATCCTCACCCGTTCTACTATCTTCGTTCATTCGTTTAGAAACATAATCCATTACTTCCATTTGCGCTCCTGGCACACGAAACAAACGTGCAATTTCCGGCGCAAATTCGCCTTTGGTTTTGACGTATTGATATGCTTGCTCCAAGGTGTCCGGTGAAAGCATTCCTCTTTGAGCCTTAACCTTTGCTCCTTCTGTGGCAACGGTCTTGACACCGGCGGACTTAGCTTGATGCAGCGCTTTTGCATCAAGAAATTCTTGGTCTGTGGGCGGTCTGCCGTATTGAGAAATAAAAGCATTATTAATTCTCTGGTCTTCTGACGGCATCTTAATACCAGCTTTGGCCCGTTCTGCTGCTATGTCGCCTTCATACTTGCGTCTTGTTTTTACATCTTCGTCAAACAGGTTCATTGCTCCGTCATAAAGTTTTCTAGCATAAGCCTGTTTCTGCATGGCAAGTTGCATATTCCGGTTAAGGATGGTCTGATAACGAGATTCATCTTCTCTGGTCTGTCTGCCGTATAACAGATAAGATTTGTCACGATACAGTTCAGAAAGTGTGTCCCTTTCGGCTATTCTTACAACATCAATATCCAAGTCGGGAAGTTGCTCTTTGACCTTCGTTTCATAGGCGGTTCGTTTCTCAAACAAATCAAGCATATCATCGGTAGGTCTGGGGCCTGGAGGTCTGTAATTCGGATTACGAACTTGCTCATAGGTGTTATTGCCGACCTGTTTCCTAATGGTAAACGATTCGTCAGTATTGTTTTTGTCAGCGTTACTTTCTATTGGCGGCGGCTGTCCTGGAGGTTCCTCGGCCCTGAACGTGGGGATACCGTTCTCGTAGTTCTTTTCATCCATTAAGAAGTCATCGTTTGTCATAACATCCCCCTATATCTGGTTTCGTGGTTTCGTGTAATTCAAGACGTTCATATTAAGGTTTGCTCCAAGTCCGGCATTGCGAACCAATTTCTGCAATTCGGCCTGATATTCCATGTTGGCTTTGGAAATTCCGGTTGTGTAGTTAAGCATGGACTCTCTGTATTTGTCGCCATATTCCTGTTCATACTGGCTTTGAGCAATCCGATCGGCCTGACCCATGATCTTAGAAACTCCGCTGCCGTATCCCATTAAGGCGTCTTTAAGAGTCATTCTTCGCATGGTGGCGTCCATCCCGGAAGTCCCCTGAATCGCCTGTTGTGTCTGCCGGCGTAAATCCCTTAACCCGGCACCGGAAGCTTTTGCCCTCAATGCTCCGATTCTGTTTGGATCTCTTGCAGGTGCGGTAAAAGTTCCGTATTCAGGTGTGGGGAGTTTACCGATTGTCCAGTAGTCTGAATTGTTTCTATCTGTTCCGCCGGACGCTGCTCTTGCTGCTCTTGTAGCACTACCTAAAGACCGTCCGGCAGACTTCTCCTCGTCAACCGGTCGTGAATTAACATAGAAACCGGAACTTGGTTCGGTAGTCTGTTCACTGTCTGGATCGTAAAAAGTCGGCAAATCATACTTATATCCGGCTGAAGGATCATCATATTCGGCAGTTTGAACACCATCTGGATTGTAAAAAGTCGGTAGATCATATTTATATTCGTTATTTTCTTGATTTGGTATATCGTAAAAGTAACCCATTATCTTGCCCTCCCTGCCCTTAAATTAAGCTGTAAATCCCTTAAATAACTTATTCCCAAGTGAACGTAATTACTGACTCTATGAATCATCAACGCCCCAAAGAGATATATTGAACTATTAAATACCACATAAATTAACAGAACTAAAGCCCCTATCCATACACTCATACAATAAGGGCATTCAAATAAGTGTGTGTCCATTCTCTGACTGTGCAAAAACGGCGTTCTTGCAATAAGCCATTCCCTGAAAGGCTGTAAAGGTGCGGCCTTCTTCCAGAGTTCCACTAAAGCTTCCGTGGCTACGATGAGAATGAGATACTTCATGTTGGCTCCTTCCATCCGCAAGGGGAACAGCCCGTATATCCGAGTGGCGACCCACAGCATTTTTTATAGCGCCGCATCTTCCTGCCACACACCGGACAGGTTTTCTCAACTTCTCCCTCGGTCGTTCCGGGGATGTCATCTTGTTTGCTTCGTCGTTTAAGCGTTTTCAGGTAATCTGTTATCACTTTTTTTCTCCAAGATTTTAAACCATTCAGGCATAGTCTTTTCACTGTCCAGAACTAAATCGCAGTTCTCGCAGACTAATTGCGTGTTTATTCCCTCGTCGTTTGGGGGAATCATCCTGAACCTCATGGGACTGTTGCAATCAGGGCATAGGGGTCTTTCGTAGTCGTCAACGGGGGTCATGGGTCTGTTGCCCCACGCTTCAACAGACATAAAGAGTTCCATCTTTTCTTCGGCAAGAACTTCCAGATAAAGCCTGAAGGCTTCAGTCATGTTGTTAGTCAGAGGTGAAAAGATACGATAAGCCTTGTTGACTTCGTTTATTCTATTTTGAAATTCACTAAAGTTTAGTTTTTTCATAAATTACCTATAATAAAGCTGCTGGGCAACAACCTGCATCCTTCATCCATTGGTATCTATTGTCAACTGTAGCTCCATTAGGAACAGCACTCATAAGTTTACCACCCTCACCGCACGTATTAAATGTAGTTTCAGTTAATACCTCACCGCATGCTGGAGGAGGCGTATAAGGAGGAACCCCATTACACTTACGCGCGCTAACTTTACAATTAACGCTAAAGTAAACATTAGGATTAAGATTTCCGTTACAGTAATACACGTTCTTGTAAGAAATCCGATCGGTGCAATTATTTGTCGGAGGATTAGTAGTCACACACTCATGACTACTATACGTAGTAAAAGCATTCTCTGTAGAAGTATACGCATTCACCGCAATCGTTAATGTGCCAATTTGATCACCGCCGCATGTTACAGTAATAGTTGGATTGTTAACGCAGTTGGGGTTCGTCGCCGGCGCTGTATAAACAACAGAATGCCCCGTTGGTGAACTTAAAGAACCTGAAGTGGTTGACCAATAGTAGGTGTCGTATTCACTTCCGCCTGTAATATAAAGGGTTTGTGAGGCTCCTGCTGCCATTTGCGGTGTCGTTGCGTGAACTGTTCCCAAGCAAACGCCCTGAATGGTAATGTCCTTAAAGGCGCATATCGTATGTTGGTCGTCTGACATCCACGGTTTAATTGAAATACGGTCACTTCCAGGTGTGGTTGGTGCAGTGTATTTGTATCCGATAAATTCCCCTCTTTCTGCATCAATGTCATAAGCGCATCCATGAACCCCACCGGATACTGAATATTCCACCGTGTCACCTGGTGCAACGCTATCAGGCCCGCTTATTTTCATGTTCAAACAACAAATATGCGGCATGTAAATCAAAGGGCACTTCTTGGCGTATTCATTTAATTTGTTCCATTCGCTCGCGGTAGGTATGAACGCTCCTGTTGCATCACCAAATAGACTAACCCACAATTCGTAACAAGTCCCTTTTGGTACCGTATCGGGCTTAGGTGGGTTTACTGGTGGGTCGGGGAACTCTGGGTTTTGATATTGGTATTCTAAACCCTGATAATCAGCATCAGACAGATAAGGCAACTGGTTCTCCGATTCAGCAAACGCCCCGAAAGAGTCCTGCACATACTTCTGTGAGGTCTGCCGTTGAACGTCCTCAAAGCCGTCATCCGTCCAGTAAGGCAGTCTGGAATACTCTTTGTTTACGACAAGGTGTCGTTTGTTGGCCGGAATCCTCATGTCGTCACTACCTGCATCTTTTCTGATACATACATTAAAGTAAAAGCATCACTTCCAGAATTACTCAATTTCAGGCTTATATGGCTGGCCTGTGCGTTCGGATGCTTCTGGTCGGATGTTAATTCTCTGGTCTTAAACATCTTGTGCCTTAAATAATAAAGCGCAAAACTCCCGTCCGTGGCCGATTCAAACTTCAAGCTCAAGTGCTTTCCTTGAAGATTGGGAAATCTAATTCTCTTGCGAATCATGTCGGCGGATTCCATTAAGCCCAAAGCAACCGCCGATTCAGTGGTGTAGTCCACTAAATGCAGGGCGTCCATTGTGTCGGTGGCTTCTGCTGATTCCGTAGTAGGCCCGTAAGCAGTTCTTTCATCACCGAAAGCATCCGAAGCAACTGCTGATTCAGAGATAGAATCCACCAAAAGTAATGCTTCCATCAAATCGGACGCGGATGCCGATTCGGTTGTGAATTCAATTTGAGATTCACCAACCATAGAATCAGTTGTCGCTGCTGACTCTATAGTTTCGGAACCTTCGTTTTCTTGAGTTCCCCACGCCCCCCATGCCGGTTCAACTTGTTGAAATGTTCCTATCGCAACCCAATCTACATAAAGAGTTTGACCTGACGAAGAAGTAGGATGATTGACAAACCAAATATCGTTCGCGTTAGATGGGATGTGTGTCGTGAGTGTTCCTTCATCCATATTATCAACGATAAATTTAGCATAATCAGAAGCCACTATTCCCGTAAAAAACGTATGATATGCATTATCCGCATAATTCGTAATCTCAACACTACCGACTGCCCCATCATAAGAATTTTTATAAAATTTATCTGCCACGGTCATAAATCCACAATTATAATTTTTGTCCGTGTCCCTAGCAAACTCAATACCAATCCAATAATCAGTAATTGTTTTAGCAGAGAACTTTGCTCTTATTACCATTTTCAATGGATACACAGGCCCAGTGGTGGTTCTTTTAATTGTGGTTTGAGGGGATAATATTACAATAGAAGAACCAATTGATGGCTCTCCATCTACTGTTGTCCAGTTATCCAGGGATGTAAAATCATCAAAGAAAGCCCACGTATTTGCGCCGTTACTCGCCGCGGGCGCGTCTGTTTTCCCATAATACATATAGAAAGTTGTTGCATCGGTTCCAATGGAATCGAACTCAATCCAAATAGTCGCCAACTGGTTCGGGGTCGCTCCTGATATTGACTCAATCCAATAATCCAGAAGCGTAGTCCCGTCTGACTTGGTGAATCGAATATCGTTAAACGTAGAAAGACAAAGTCCGCCGCAGTCAACATCCTCTCCTGTTGCACCGGAAGTCTCGCCGACCAGCAGTTTCATCTGATAATTAGTTACAGCACCGGAAGCCCTGCTTAGGGTGATGCTTTTTCTATAACTATAATTGGTTAACCAAGCCATTCAAAATCCTATGCGTTTGCGATATTAATGGTGCAATAAATCTTAAACGTATCGGTGTTCTCAACCGGCTTGCCGGCACTGAACTTTGAGTAGCAGAACAGTGTCCCGCCGCCTAACACGTCGCTGATAGTATCTGCTGCCGTTCCACCACCCACCAAGGCCCCGCCGTAAAGAGTTTTGGCTTCCTCTGAGGTATAAACTGCTTTACTTGCTGAATTTGTAATGGACTTAGCCGTTGATTCCGCCGCCGTAAATACCTGTCTGGTGAGTTCTGAATATCCGTCCCATTCGGTAAATACAGGAACTGCATAAGTCATAGTCGTTTCCGCTGTGGTATCGGTTTCAACGGGGAAGATATACCAATCAGTAATCTGTGTCGCACCGTGAAACATGATATTAAGCCAAGCATTCAAACCTTCGTCGGTGATAATGTTAGGCCGGTCTAACTCTGCCCACTTAAGGTTTCCATCCTTGTCGTAGCACTCAAAGTTCCAGCGTGAACCGGCAATGGCCCTTAAAAGCATATCTCTTTGAGATTCAACGCTTGCGCCCATTATAGCCTTTGCTCCTGATTTTTCTTCCATGTTATCCTCCTATGTTGCTATTGTTATTGCATCTTTTGCTATGGTGTCTGCATAAGGCGTTAAGGTGCAAGCCCCATTTACTCTTACAACTATTTCATCCAAGAACAGGTCATGTCCTTGTCCGTCATATTCCATTGTCAAAGACCCTGTAAAAGCGGTCGAAACGTCCGTTGCACCGTAATTTGTCCTGTAAATTGTCCCGTCCGCTGTTCCGCCGGCAACCTGCAAAACAGTGAACTGGCCACTCGCGGCCTCGACTTCTGTGTGACACGAAAAAGGCTGTGTAAGAGTATCCGTTGACCATTTGCCTGTCTTTACGTCATATACCAGAAAGACATTGGGAACTTCGGCGGTCGAACCGGAAACAATCCCCATCCTGACCACATTATATAAAGAATCGTAGTCCACCCAGTGTTCGGACTCGTAGCCCCTTCTGATGCAGACTGATTCTCTGGAATCGAAATAATCCTGAATGTCGGTTGAGATACAGACGATGTTCTTACCATCAGTCATAAAGACGCCGTATCGTGAAAGAAACACTGCAACAGCCCTTCTGACTACTTTCTCATTCGGATCAACATTGGGAACATCCTCAATAACTACGGCACTCTTGGCGGAGAATGTCCCTAAAACGGTTGAAAGAACTCTCTTCCCGAAGGTAGATGGCGAATAACCTTCTATAAGCGTCAAACATCCCCCGTCCTTGCCCTTCTCTTCCTGCCACACTAAAAGTTCATTGTAGAATTTCTTAATGCAGATAGCTCTGTTCGCTCTGCCGTCTCCAACATCTTGCAGTGCTGAATCATCCCCGTTGATAACCATTGGATTATATGCGCTGGAAATCATAATATATCCCGGCGCTTTCTCGAAAGAATAGGCCGCACGTTGTTTAAAGGATGAAAGGGCATAACACTTGCCCATTGAATTAAGATCGAAATAAGGCATCGTCTCGATAGAAACAACCATATCGGCGGTAAGGGTCTTGTCAAAAGAAACTTCATACCAGTAGGTAAATTGATTAGAACTCTGAAACATAGTGGGCTGTTCGTCGGCAGGATGATTAACTGTCACCCATCCGTCGGAGGCAAAGGACTTGGAATCAACTATTGTGGAATCATTTACCGTCAGGGAAGCAAAAGTTGTTCCGTTCCAATATTTGACTGCAATCGTGGTGGCGGCGGTTTCGTTTGGGACTTCACCTACGGAGGCATAAAAGCCACTGATAGGATCAACGGAATTGAAATAGAACTTATCGCTCGAAGTCAGTCCGCCGATTTCCACGACATCGGAAGCGTAATACTGATATGTAGCGGTTGAATTGATATAGACATAAGCCTCGATTGAAGCCACTGGAACACCGTCCCATAAAGATTGAATCGTCATCCAATCGGAATTATAAGTAACTTCACTTACTTCAACCTCAGAACCCAATGCACCGGAGGCAAGAGAAAATCTTAACCAGTATCCATTCGCCCCGAACATATACTTGGGTTGATGGTCTGTGGTCATTGTCCAAGTCATTGTGGCCCCGGTGGTAGTTAACGTCGCCCCACCTGAAGCTGTGTTATCGGTGAAACTCGTTACTCCCGTCCATGCTCCGTTCCAATAGTGCATCTGCGCGACTGCCGCGCTGCCGTTTGGTTTTGTAATTGTCCACGTTAATGTATCTGCGGGGGTTTCTGTCCTAATAAAGATGCAGTCATAATTTGCAAGTGTGTCCAGCGAATCCAGAACAGCCACAGTAGCTGAATCGTTATCGGCAACTTCAATGGAGTAATCGTTTCCCATCTTTGGAACGTCTGGAATTGCAGTGGCGCCTTTATAAACGATGAAGTTAGAAACGTGTTCAGTTTCCCCGCTGAATATTCTTGGATATCCTGTTCCATCTGCATATAAGAGATGGTCGTCAATAACCGCCCACGAAGCAGGCAACATCGAACCGGTAGTATTATAAACACTTGAACCAAAGGTTGTTCCTACGGTCGGGGGGTTGTTGGTGGCCTGTAAAACATTCCCATCGGACATCTGGGCAAAGAACTTAATCTGACTCTGTTTGCCCTTTGAGAACCCGAAAAGCGTCATGGCCTTATTAACACCGTCAGCAGTTGTGTTCAGCTTGGCGCAACCTTTACGCTTGACAAATCCCGGCCTCAAAGGTCTTAAATTGACAATCTCTGAAAATCCACCCAGGGGTAATTGGTATATTTCACGGACAATATCAATGCCGCCTTCAAGGGGTTGAAAATCAAGGGGTTTTATTAAATTAACCTGTTCGCCATTAATCATAAATCACCGAAGTCATTAATAGTATTGTCAATATTGATGTCGCCCGTGGTCGTTCCGGCGTAGGAAATCATAGCCGATCTTAAGTTCTCCATGTTTAATTGCAAATCCAGTTGGGTAATTTTGAAGGGAGCCTTGGGATGCTGTTTGACTTGGATAATGGCTCGTTCTTCCAAGACACCGTGGAATATCTCCGGCAATTCGGACACAATTCCGTAATACTTAGAAGCGGCACCTGTCTGTGCGGCCAGTGTGCATATCCTGGCAGCCGTGTAAGCAGATATAGTATCAACCCAATTATCGGTTACGTTCTCGATGGTCATGCTGTTGTAATAGTCGGCAATTCCCTTAGCCGTAGAAGCTAATGTAAGACTCAACGCCCCACCTGCCGAAGACATACCGGAAGTTATTTCACGCAATCTTTTATAATACCAGATAGTTCCGGTTTCAGAGATAGAATCCCTGTCAATTCTGACCGTGTTCCCATATCGGTAATAAGCGTATTTGTCTCCGGTATAAGAACCAACGTGTCTCTGACCCATGTCAATCGCTGTCAAAGGGATACCCTCGGAATCATCAATTTCCCGTATCTTGAAGCAATCAACTGGTAATGTGGCCACGCTCGCACTGAACGTAAGAGGGGCGCTGGTAAGGAACAGATCGGGGATGGTATTAAAGAGAATCGAATAAATAAAGTATTGGGCTTTATTAATCTCGGAAATTAGATATGAATTTTGAAACGCCCCTGTAGTATCCGTCCCCTGCACCATCGCCATTGAGTGTTCGTTGATGGCATATCTTATGTTCTGCAAAATACTGTAACAATTTCCCGGATAGTTCATACTTTACCCCTGCGCGAAAATAACATATTAAAAACCACTTCCTGTTTTAAGTCTGGCGTAAACGCTTTTACTTTGTCTTTGTGAACGTCCACGACTTTTTCTTCATTCATGGCATAAGGTGTAAAACCATAAACAGACAAATAGCTTCTTAAGTTCATCTGTGAAGTTCCGCATCTGTCCAGAGCAAGATCGTTGATCTCGCAAATTATGAACGGCACTTCCGAATCAATGATGGTATTTATCCCACCCTTTAAAATGGAATGTTCTGATCCTTCTGCGTCCAACATGATAAGTTTAAGGTTCTCAATCCCATCGGGAAATAGGCCGTCTAGGGTCTTGACTTCCACCTTCTCGACGACGAAATTTTCTTTGGTCTTGACGTTTTCTTTGTTTTGCGAAACATCCCAAAGAGCATGACCGCCGTCATTATCGGAATTGAAATAGAGTTTGGCATTGGCTTCCCTGTCGCCCAGAGCTATGTTAAATATCTCGACATTCTCCAAGTCTCCGACTTTTTCTTTCAATAACTGGAAGTTCTTTGTCTCCGGTTCAAAGCCATAGACCTTTCCGGTCTTGCCAACTAACTTTGAGATATAGGACACAAAAAAACCTTGATGCGCCCCGGCAACAATTACTGAATCACCCTCTTTCAGAACTGCGTCAAATACCCTCAAGGTTTCTGGTTCGTAGATATTTTCCAAATCTAGCCCTCTTTGTCTTTTCTCACCCATGTCGGATTGCCCCTTGGCTTCGTTTCTGATGCCGGTTGAGGATCTTTGTTTTCTATAAGACTTTTGACAAGGTTCGTCAGGTCGGCAACTGTCTGCCTCAGGCTCGCTATTTCGCCATCCTGTGAGTTCATTTTGATTCTCTCGTTATCCCTTGGCGCGTAGGGCTGCATCAACTGGATAGCTAACTCGGACGCATATTCCTTGATCTTGTCCGTAGGCGGTAAATAGCCCATGTTCATGTTTTTCCGGTTTTCGTTGCGAATGTTAAACTCATTCACCTGTTTTCTCTTGAAATCATCGTTTCTCTGCCGGCCTTGTTCAGCAATCTTCACTTCATCGGCTCCATAGGCCAAATAGCAAAGTCCTCTTTGTGTGAAAGCGTTAAGGATGTGGTTCGCCGCCGCAGCGGACAGGGTTCTTTTCTCTCCCGATTTAATAGTGAAGGAAATCCCCGCATATTGCATGTCGAAGTCTTCATTAGTCGGGTTTAAAACCACCATCCCCATCTGTTCTTGAAACATTACATCCAATCCATTGTTAGTCATTTTTAATTCTCCTTTTTTTAATCTTCCAATATGATTACTCACATAAGAAGTTAATCGTTTCGTTTATCACCTCATCCACTTCCGGGATGTATTCTTCAATCTTGTGACCGGGTTTAAAATGCCCAATCTGCCAATCTCCCATCTTCCAACCTATCGTTGAGGTCGGAGTGGTTACATGGTCATCATCCACAATCTTTTTATAAAGAGCTTTAGATCTGTGATACTTGGTTCCTTTTCGGTAGGGCAGAATCCTGTCAGGGTGTTTGCACGATGGAATCAGGATAATCTTTGTATCGAAAGCCCCCGCTATGTGTACCGGGACTGAATCGTTGGTAATCAATAATTGGGATTTCGCTATAAGGGCTATCAGTTCCTTTATTGAAATTTTGTCTCGGAAGTCTGCATCTATTTCCCCATCCGTCTTCACATAGCCATGTTCGCTGTTTATTTCTTTCCCGATTAAAGCTACTTTGCATCCTGCGCTCCTTATCCCTGTAATGACTTGCTCCCACCACTCTTTCGGAAATGTCTTTGTCTCCCATCCCCTCCCAGGGTGAATCAAAACCAGTTCTTCGGGTTGCGGATAAATCTTTTTGACTTCTTCCAAGTCCTCGTCAGTATATTGAAGATGAATCTCTTTCTCCGGGTCGGTCAGTTGCCGTCCCATGGTTGCCATTGAAATCCAGTCCACCGGATGCACTAAAGAATGAGGAACCAGGGCATGAAACTGGTTATGGCCGACAAAGTGGGTATTCATCTCATAGACTGCGTCAAAGTCTCCCTTCGGATATTCGTCGCTGATATGAAGGTTTGGAATGTGGGCATAGAGTTCAGGGTTACGGGTCATGACGTAAATGTCTTCGTTGGGATAGGCTTTTTCTCTTATGAACCTAATAACAGGTTCCGCACAGATTACGTCCCCCAGTCCTCCAAACGACCAGATAAAGAGTTGACGCTTATACTTGTATTCGGGGTTCTGCTTCCAGAGTTCAATATCCCTGTCCAAAGCCTTTAGAACTGAACCCTCTCCAAACTGAAAATCAAACCCGGCATAATGAACCAGATAACTGTTGAGCCGTGTCATTCCGGTAAGCCGATCAAGAATGTTCATGCGGTTAAAATCGAAGTGCAAGGGAAAGACCTTCACGCCTGATTGCATGATTCTCATATTGAGGTAGGTCTGTTCTCCAAAGGCGTTGCGTAGATTCTTAATCTCGCCGTTGACCTTGAAGATATGCCTGTGCTGCCTTGATACGATCATGACTCCGGTATTGTAGTAATCGGCCCCGTTCCAGTTAGGCAATTCCACGTTATAGACTTTCTTGACTTCGTGGATGCACATTGATCTCGGAGTGTAGAACCCTTCATTAAATATCCCGAACTGATCTTCGGGAACTATGTCAAAGAGCGACGGTGTGTCCGGCCTTATGAGTATGTCCGCGTCTATAAAAGCAATCCTGTCGAACTGCTTGTGTAGAAGGTCATACATTCCGAACTTCAACCAATGAGCAGAGGGGACATCCCCCTCGCTCATTACAATCAATTCGGCGTCGCATCTCTCGGCGTAGGCTATGAAGTAGGACTCAACCCGTTCCCAGATGGCTTTATATTTCTCACCACTAACTATTGTCGTAATTGCTTTTCTTTCTTTTTTCACGCAGTCGCCACCACTCTCTTCCCCGGTTTGTGAGAAATGGGTTTGTAAGCTGGTCTGGGTTTCCCCTGTCCTGTTATCCTTCCGATTTTGTCCATTAAGTAGTTCTTATCGTCCTTTGTCCAATCACGGATATTTTCTCGGTGTTTCTTTTTTGTTTGTTCTTGCATTTCGTAACAGGCATAGGCTATTTTCTTGAGTCTCAAGTCCATGCTTTCGCCTTGAGCAAGGTCTCCACCTTTCAGAATTTCCAAGTCCCTGCCCGTGGGCTGGCGGAACCCGTTATCGTCCCTCTTGATAAGAAGGACGTTGACGGGTTCACCATAGCCACGGTCATAGGTTACCACAAAGTTCTGGCCATTGAATTTGCACCCTAACCTTCTGTCCATGTTTTTAAGGTCACGAAGGAAGGAGCGTTCAGGTCTTACGTCCATATTTAATCCTTTCTTACTCTGCGTCATCAGCAGGGATAGAAATCGCATTTTTAGCGGCTTCTTCCACGCCCTTAACATTAAAGAAATTCATTCCGCTTCCGGGGGTGATATTGCTCATAATGGTCGTGTGGCGGCCAACAACGAAGCAATCCATCATTATGCCTGTGGTGTTGTTGCCAAACTCAACAACTACCGTCCCAGCCTTTGCATTCATAAACGCGCAGTCATGAATGTAAGCCTCTAGCGCGGTTGCCCCGTCATAGATTGCACCCAAAGCCATACCGATTGAATCAAAGTTGAAGCAGTTGGCGATTTCAATCCTTGAACAAGCTCCTTCGATATTAATAATACCGCCGGTCTGTTCAACGGTTGTGTTATAAGCCCTTAAACCACTAATCAACGTATCGTTGGCAGTAGCCGTCAGGGTGATGATGTCAACTTTGTTCTTACCACTTGTTGAGCCAAGATGATAAGTATTGAGAATCTGACACCCGGCCCCGACTACATCAATATCAGCGGGAACGGTATCAATGCCCGGGACTGCAAACCCAATATTCGCAATAGTCTGATAATTACCATCTAAACTGATTGCATTGACCTCGCCTGTCGTGGTGAACGTAGGGCGCAACGGGCCTCTGCCCAAGCCAATAAATTCAGCGCCAACGGTAGTCAGTGCAATTTCAACGGCACTTGATTCCGTATGACCCGCCATAATTAAACAACGGTCATTTACGTTGTCCGTCATCGCTGCGTCGGCTTCGGCAATGGACGTAAAGATTCTATCGCCGGGAACCTTGCCGGAGAGGTAGTTGTATGTATTCGTCAACGAAGCCTTGCATACATAAAAGGTATCACCACCGTAATTCGGCTCCATTCCTGCGCCCAAAATCTTCATCGGATTGATTGCTGCATCCCACGCAATATTTCTGTCTTTAATCATTTTACATCCTCCATAGTTTGCCCCACATTCAAGTGGATACTGGTTAAGGGGAGCATCCCACTTCATCGTAGGACGCTCCCCAAGTTAATTGTCAAAAACCGTCCACCTGCTTAATTTCAATAAAGAAATTAATACATGCTGGGTTCGGTTAAATCAGAAATCATGGTCAAACAATTGCGTTGCTCGACTCCGATCTGGCTGTAGATCCGCAAGTAGGCATCCCATTCATCATAGCTTGCCCTTTGGTGAAGCTGGCTGCCGTCAAGATTGCCCCAACCCAAAGGCGTCAACTCATATTTCTTGATGATGCCATTCGGCTCGAAGCAAATCTTATTCGGCTGGAATACAGGATCGATAAGCATTTCGATTGTCCCGTCTCCGCCACTGAACGTCAGGGTTTCGTAACCACCCTTCAAGACAGTTGGCGCAAACCTCACATCTGGCATAAGCAGATTGGCGTATTTTCGACGTTGTCCCAATCCCATGCGGATTTTATCCACTTTCATGCCGCTTCTCATGCGGGTGAGGTCAACTGCGTTAATCATCAGGTCTAACGTCAGTTCCCGTTTCACACCGGAATTTGAGATGATATTGGCCTTCCATTTTGGATAGGTTGCAACGGTGATTCCTTCAAAGGATGCAAGAGCCGTCCCGTCGTCGTAGATGCCCCCCAGACCCGTAATTTCGGTCGGGGTTCCACTGGAAGCCCATCCTGTTATCGCCCTCATACCGGCCTTGACAGCCATGCACCCGGAAGCGATTGAATGGGCGTTGGTATTGGTGCATCCGGAAGCAGTCGGGTGATTGGTCAGATAAGCCGCTAACGGGGTTTCAAAGATGATAACATTTGTCGAAGGCGTGATGGAAAGCACACGGCAACCTGCGGCGCAAGTCGCAGTCGTATCGCCTTCAAGAGAGGCGCCTGCACTAACATAGAAATCAACGAACTGGCCTTCTTGGAAATAACGAACGCCCATGTCGTCATCAAACGTGCCTGCCCATGTAGCGTTTCCGGTGTAGGAAGCGCCTGCAGACAGACGGCCTAACTGACCCCATCCATCCCAATGACACTGACGGTTGAGGTCAACGATGACGCTCTGGTAAATGTCTTCAATTTCATCGGCAAGACCATCAACAAAAGCCGCCGCATTTCCCTTTGCGATTTCGATTGCGGGGCCTGTAATCCGAATAGAACCGTAGTTGTATTTCGGGGTGATGGTTCCCTGATCTTTCTTTCCGGTCAACGGATCAGGCAGAATAGCGGACTCGCCTCTTGCACCCACGCCCTGCGCGCGCGCATATCGAAGACCGAAGACGTATCCCTTGCCCCCTGGTTTCCGGTCTGATTTCGGGAACTGGTTGTAAGTGATTTTCTCGTCATTGAACTGATTGGTAAGACCCTCACCATAGACGTTTTTGAGAATCTCGGTTAAATTACTTGTATCTGCATAAGTCGTCATTTTTTATCCTCCGAACAACCCAATGGCCGCCTTTCGAGCATCCGCCAGGTTGTTTATTTTTGATTTGTCCTTGATCGGCGCGGCTCCCGCCGTTGAACCGACTTTGGGTATGTCCCCTTTTCCTTTTATGTAGTCCTGAATGACGGACTGCTTAAAAGCCTCAAGTTTCTTCTTTTGGTCGGCAACCATTCTGTTGATTGCTTTCTTATCGGTGATATCAATTTCGTTGAAAGGATTGTTGACCCCCATAAACTCCATAGTAAAAGTTTGTTGTTCTTTGGGTAGTTCCATTTCCTTCACAAGAGATTGAACTTCTCTGTCGTAATTCTTTAAAGCCTGTTGAGCCGCCTCCTGTTGTCTTAGACTTTCCTCTTTGTGCCTGTCGGCGGCTTCCTTCCTTTTAAGTTGGTCTTCAAGTCTGGCAATAGTCTGTTCGGGGTATTCCGTTTCACGTTTCTTTTTTTCTTCTTGGTCTTTCCAGAAGGCTTCATACTTGTCTAACTTTTCGGCCTTTGCCTGGATTTCATCAAGACGGTCTATGTCAACTTGTTTGCCTTTAATTTTCTGGCCGCTTTCCGCAAGTTCAACCAAGTCATCAACGGACTCCAACCCGTTCCTTTCCATTAAACTCTTTGCCGCTTTTAAAAGTCCCAGCTCATCTTTAAATCGTGGGTCTTTGTGCCACGGTTGCTCGGTGGATGAATCCGGCTTTGCATCCTTATCCGGTGGCGAATCCGGTTTAACATCCGCCTTTAGTGCTTCGATTTCTTTATTTGTTGGTTCCGCCCCAACGATTTCGGTATCCTTAACTTCCATTTTCATTCTCCTTTTAGTTTTTTTGTCCTTGCGGTCAACTATATTGACCGAAAAGCAAATAAAAATAATTGTTTAGGTTTCTCCATTAGTCACCCAACATTCTGTCAATGGCGTAATTGATAACAGGGTCAGCCAATGCGGATATAGCCCTCAATCCCATTGTAGTCCCTCCGGTAGCCCCCGCGATAACCATGTCCACGGGACTATAAGCATCTTGCAGGGCTTGTTTTTCAGCCATCTGTTTATGTTTTGCAGCAAGGGCATCTTTGGATAACATAGCCGTTGCGCCTGTGGCTATGGTCGCAACTGGTAAATATTTCTTTGAAATATTTTTTAAATGTTCAATGGACTTTGCTTCCCCGGAACTTAATGTAGCATCTTTTGAAAGGTCACTAATATCGTAGTAAATTTTCCCTTTTTCTCTCTGTTTTATTTTAGATAAAGTATTCCATTGGTTGTTTGTTATGTTTTGTCCTTTTGTTAATTGGACATTCAAATCTCCATTTATATCAGAAAACCTAAGAACATTTCCTTTTGATTGGACTTCCGTAAAGTCTAATTCTTCCGGTAATTCTCTATGGTCAACATTGCGCTTACCACGCAAATAATCAGGTTCACCGGCAATTTGTTTTTTATTAACATACCCAGAGGCATAATGTCTTCCACTTAAATCAAGCATAGAACCATCATTTAAAATATATCCTGCTTCTTTTGGGTTTTGTGTCGTCCCAAAATGAGAAAGAAGTTTCTTTTGGATATTTTTTGCTTCATGTGTAAGACCTTTTAAGACCTTGGGGACGTCTTTTACGCCGGCCTCGGATTCTTCTGGAGCCATAACACCTAAAGCCGTTGCGCCTGTGGCTATGGCTGTTGCAGTTTTTAATATATTCGGATTTGTTGGGTCGAAAGTTCCTTTATTGAACTGCGACTTAATCTGCGTTGGATTAAAGACTGCATACACATTACCGGAAATTCCCTCACCAAACCGATAATCACCATAATCCCTTATGTTTTGGAATATAACCCCATCATGTCCATCTTTTTTTGCCTGACTTATTATTTTTTCTTTTGCAAAATCCGTATTGTGAAAATTCTTAATTTTCTCAACATCTATAATTTTTGGGTTTTGCATTGAAAGATAAACCGGATATGTTTGTGAACCTTCTTTTGCCCATATAACGTGCCCATTTTTAAGTTTTTCTGTAAACCCCTTTCCAGTTCCCTTGTTGAAAGAATTAGCCATTGATGGCATATCTGCGAAAAACATTGCCTTTGTTATATCGTTAGTCTTAAATTCATCAAAACTTGTTCCGCTACCATGAAAAACACGCGACGGGACACCCGATTCATCTTTAACGGGACTTTTCCTAAACCACTTCATAAAGTCAGGGTTTTTCAGTAGGTTTTTTGCTTGACCTAAATTCATTTTCTCCCCTTGGTGTTTATCAGTATCGCCCTCAACTGCATAATCGCTTCACGGTGCGAAAGAGGCTTCTTACTGAACCCGTTTGGGTGATTGGGGCTTACTACCTTCTCCCCGCCCTTTACTTGTTTCAAGTGATATGGCATTGGTCATTCCTGTTTTTAAAAGGTCTGCTCTTATTTCTTTATCCTTCAAATCGTTCCGTTGTTCCTCGGAGGCTATCTTCTGTTTGGTCTTAATGAAAGTATCCGCATCAGGGATTCCGACAATAGGTTCATCACCCGGTGTAATACCCAGATATTTCTCGACCACCTGCGCCCTCTCGCTTTCCTTCAATACACCAGGTAAGAGTATCTTGTCAATCTGGACATAATCTCTAATATCAGGCGGTTTGTCTGAAATCATCTTCTGGTGCAAATCAGTATGAGCAATAAGGATTTGCTGATACCGTTCCGGCAATTCAGCAAATTCGGGAGAAATAATGTATTTACGATGCGCCTCAAAATGGGCAATATGGTTGTCATACTTGAACAACGGGTCAAGATTCAGAACTTCATCCTCTCCATTTTCCGGGTTCGGTCCGGCAAGCATGACTTTTACCTCGCCGGCAGCCACGGATACATTCTCCATCTCGGCACGTTCAACATCATTGTTTACCTCGTCGGTAAAGGTCGAAACGCCTAATCTCTGTAAGATTTCCTGTCGGACGTTCGGAGATATTTTCCCGTCCTCAAAGAATCCGTTTTGAATCATCTGCAAGAACATCTGCGACTGGCCGGATTTGGTCTGAATCAAACCGGAATCAAGTTCCAGGCGAACATCAGTATTTCCCCGTAAATCAGAAGCCTTGAACTTGGTAATCTTGACTTTACTTCCACGACCTAAAGTCTTTATTAGTCTTTCCTCGGTAAAGACTTCCTGTGCGACTAAAAGACGTTTCTTATAGACCCTCGATAATGATCTATTGAATCTCTCAATGTCAGGGTAGCGTCCTCTTTCTGCTGTTTCTCTCAATCCCTCGGTTAGAACACCACTTGCGTTTGCTGACGGTTGTTGGCCTCTCAAGACGTTCTTCGGGTCGCCGGAAGCGTCCTGCATCTGTTCTTTCTGAAATTTCCTTTCCTCCAGGACTTGAGACGGTAAAGATTTCCCCTCTCTAAATTCCGGTTTCAGCCCCATAATGGGGTTGTATGACAAAGCGATAAACCCATGTCCGCCAAGTCCGATTTTCTTTAAACCGACATCGCCGGGGGTAAGGACTTTCGGTCGTCCCATTCCCTTGCGGTTAATGGCAAGTGCTTGGTCAATCTCGTTAATAATGTTCTGCGGGGAAATAAGGTCATTTACTCCAGGGTCGCTCCAAAACCTACCCGGAACTCTGTTATGATGGAAGTCGGTCAAAGAGTAATACCATTCATCACCAGTGGACTGGATAGGCAACCTCTTTTGTTCGTTGATTACTTTTCCACCGCAACACACAACATAAAGTCCTTGTGGGTATTGTTTCGTTGGCGCAAACTCGACCTCTCGGAACAAAACAAGGTTGTCTTCTTCGTCGGTCATGGACTGAACGACAATCGGCCTGCCCTTCCACGGACTGACGGACTGGACTAATTTGCTCAAATATCTCTGGTAGTCTATTTGTGACCTGTCTTCGTCTTTGTTCTCTATTTTGGTTTTAAAGGTATCTTCAACCCATTCCTTGTCTTTTAAAGACTGAATCCCGATCCAGCGTTTCTGGTCTAAACTGTCTCCAAGAGTGTCAAGGCGCACGTTGAAGGGAAGGATGCACTCGGTAGCAACGTCTCCCGTCTTAGACCTATCGGGAAGCCAAATACCTCCCTCTGCGTCTGCGTAGGTTCGCATAAACGCCGTTCCCGCAATACACAAGAGAATGGCGAGTTTTTCTTTCTCATCAAAGAACCGTCCATCATGTGCCTGGTCTAAGGAAACAAGCAGGGCCTGACCCGCATCGGCAGCTTGAATATCCTCTTTCTCGTCGGTATTAGGCCATACCCTCGGAACCATTTTTTGATTCATCAGCATGGCAACTACTGACCGGACGTATTCACGCACTTCATTAGATACAGGCGTCGGCAAAAAAGAACTTGCCATTCTCCGTCTGAATTGACCGCTTGACGGAACGAACTCAAGATACTGTTCTCCAATATAATAAAGTAAATTTCTTGAGATGATCTGCTCCATCATCTGCCGGGAGGTGTCCAAGCGGTCGTCAAAGAATCCGTCTATGGCTGACTTCAAGCTGTCATTATTGTCAAAGATTTCCTTTTTCATACTGGGATACCACGTTCAATCTGCTGCTCGTAGATTTCCTCTGGCGTCAAAGGTTTAGGTGGTTCACGCATAACTACTTCACCCTGCACAAAGGTTTCGTAATTCTTCGCTAGGATGCGATTCAGAAGGTCTTTCTCCTTAGCGTCCCACTTTTCACTCAAATCGTGAATCAAGTAACACTGTGCGGCGATAACCAATAAAAGAGGGATTGCAATGATAATTTCAGTTATTATTTCACCAGTCATATAAAGCGTTCTCCATTTCTTCCGTTTTCTTCACATCTTCCCAAATCTGTTTTTGCTCCAAATCCGCAACTTTACTTATGGTTTCCGGTGGTCTATTGACCACTCTTGAGACTTTTTCAGCTCTTACGGGCCTTTGCATCATGATATGACAAGATTCATCATAAACATGATCTTCGGAGTCTGTGTCTATGTCCTCAATATTGTGTTCATCTAAAATAAGCGCCGGAATTGTCCTAATAAAATGCGAACAGTCAGAATAAACCTGAATCATTGGAATCCCGCACACTTTGCCTTTGTCATCATATGAAACTTTTAAATGTTCGTGGAATTGGCGGTATTTTAAGGCTCTTGACGGATCACCGGGGGCTAAAATCAATCCCGCGTTCATAAATACTTCCGCAGTAGAAGGCATCTGACCACCTCCACGATAATCAGGCTTCTTGTTAAAACAGGTCGGATCGCATAAACGTCTTATTTGAGGATTATAAACCTTCAGCCCAAGTCTTTCTTCAATGTCCGTCAAACCCATGATCTGCTCACGTTTAATAATCCCTGCCGCAATCTCGGTATCTGAAATCCTCATGCCCTGATTAGGAGTCCCCGACCACCCATACCACTCTGAAAAACGGTATTTCCTTCCGTCTGAGTCAATCCACCACCAACCAATCGAAAACGGCGCACCAAAACCCCAGTCAAACGTCATGAAAAGTGGCACACCCTCGGGATACAAACGCTTCTTTCCGTCCCTATGCTCAAAATACATCGGATCAACAACATGATAAAGTCTCGACCACTCCTGAAATGCCTGCCCCTTAAATAAATCCCAAGATCCGTCTCTAAAAGCCGCCCTTAAATGAGGTGGCAAAGTCTGCAATCCGGCCCAATAAGCGTCATCCAAATAAGGATTATCCTCTGCCTTCGATGGAATATAAATAAACGTCTTTGAGTAATCGGTAGGCTTTAAAAACTCATCAGGAAATATCTTGTCCATCCAAAGAGCCTTGCAAAAGGAATGGCCTATCCCACCTGGATTTGTCGCCCCCACAAACACACAGGACATATCCGGTATCCCGGGCCATCTTAACCGCATCCGAAGGTCGGTAAAAGTGTTTAAATCGTTCTTAGTCAACTCATCAACTAATATCGCAGCAAATTCGGCCGACTGATATTTGGCAGGGTCATCTAAATTCCTCAAACAAATCACACCAGACCCGTAAGACTTGTGCAAAATGAAACACCTTCCATATTCCCTGTGATCAACATACATCGTCCCCAACCACGCCGGAAACTCCCTAGCCATCTTTCCTATCTGTCTGTCTTTCAACGAAGGATAGTCCTCACAGGCCAACATAACCTGAACATACTCCAACCCGTAATCCTTAGCGTAATTTACCAGCAACCGAACTGCAATCCATCGAAGGAAATAACTCTTTCCTCCCCCAAGAGCCCCACCGTATAACAAATATTTGATCTCACCAGAATCTAACACCCTAACAGCGCTCATCTGCCGCTCTGTAAACTTGGCAACATCAATATCAAAATTGTATTCAGGAGCCTTCTTTTCTTCCTGTCGTTTCATAACATCCTTTTATAATCGAAAGTCTGGGATGGGGATATTGTCATTGATAGCCCACCCCATCGAAGGGGCATCCCCCCTATCACTCCCCCTGGAATAAGCATTCTTTTTTTTCCCTGCCCTCTCCCTGCCCGTCGCCCTTGCCCATCCGCTTGTTGGGTAATCATCACCTGTTGCCCTGGCCGTGGACGGAGGAAGGGGATGGACACATTTAACATATACCTTTCTGGCCTTCCCCTCCACCGGTGTTTTGCTTGTTTTTCATGTGGACATAATACTCCTTATGAGACATACTCACGCCCCGTAACATATTGTTTTTATTAGTGGATGATAATTTACTGATAATTATCAGCCGTTGCCTGGGCATTATGTAACCAGTTTTACTCCTCATCCCGGGCCTCTGGTGTGACGTCGATCACATCTCCCTCCACTTTGGCCGGTTGCTGCCGATCCCTGATGATGACCATTATCGGCTGGTCATTATTGCTCAATCCCCTCTCGATGCGCTCCTTATCGTAGAGCTGGGCTGCGGCCAGCACCCTGGAGCCGACCGGCGTCTTTTTAATGTCCGCTTCAGTGATGCTGCTTAATAATCTATGCTGCATCCCGGCGAATATTGCTGCGCGGTTGCTGATGTAGCTATCAACATCTTTTTTAATCAATCCGTATGTTTGCAGTGTGCGGACTACGTGGGCATGATCGCACCCGGCTACTGCTGCGATTTCATTTTTATTTAGTGTTGGATGTGATTGGTTTATTTCTATGATTTTTTGTTGAAGCTCAGTTGGATGTTTTGTTCGGGGTTGTTGTGTAATTTGTTTTTTTTTAATTGATTCTGCGGTCATGCTGTCTTGCCGCCTTCCTGGTCGTTGTTTTGTTTCCGGCTTCCGCCGGCCCTGAGGCTACTGTCCGCCTGACAGCGGTCCTTTATGCTAGTAATTATCTATATGTATAAACTAATTTTAAACTAAATTACGGGCTTTTGATACGATTATCCCCTTGTATTTTTTTAACTCGCGATATACATATTGTATTGATATATTTAGTTCTTTAGCTATTTGTTTTGCTGTTTTGTGTTCTGTAAAATATTTTTTTATGATGGTTACACCAGTTGACTCGACTTGTGGCCATTCTATAGTTGCGGCTTCTGGGCTGAATTGTGCTGGTGCCCGGCTGTTTAGTGGTTCATGATCTAATGATGCTTCTCTGGGCGGTTCATATTCAACTTGGCGTATCATCCATGCTATTGGTGGGCAGATAGCCGTGCAGGATGACCTTGAGCTGCACATTGAGCATTTGAATTGTGATAGGATATTTTGATCTATAAAGATCACTGGTTTAAGGATAGGTTTCCTTTTTTTCTTTGTCCACGCATTATGCTTTGATTGCGCTGTTATTACTGTTATTAGTCCGCCTTTCTCTAAATACTTTTCGATAGAATAGTTTACCATTTTATAGCACCTATTCGACCATTTGTTTCTAATGCCAATATGGCATCAATATTTTCAATTGCTTTATCGTTTCGCTTGTTCCATTCCCAATAATCCTCATAAACATCTACAAATGTTGAAAAACGGGCTATCGCTTCTACTTTCTTTAAATAATGTTTGGCGTAATTCCCGTGTGTTTTCCGGATTAATATCGACGTTATTTCATAAGGAAATATTGATTTCCATCCATTGTGATACTTATTATGACAAAACTTACATACCGTCGCGCCATTACTAATTGTTACTCTTTTTGCAACATTATCTGCCCATCTATCTATATGGTGAGCATGTATTTCTTGCTTTGATCCGCATAATAAACATTTATATTCATCACGATCAAAAACCGCTAAGCGCCATTCTCTATATTCAGGAGTTTCCCTTTCTGAGAATTTTCTCTTATACCCCATCATGACCCTATTTTACCAGCATTATCGTCCCTGTCAAGCGTTTTCTGTGGTATTTTCACCCGTTTTGGTGATTTTCACCCACACCTCGGACTATGTTATTAATTTTATTAATTAATTTCTGTTTGCCTGCCCTGTTTTGGGCTGTTTTTGGCCATTTTCCGGGTTATTTTCACCACGGCGCGCTGTTTTTGGGGGCCCAGTTGCACGTGTATTTTTATTTATTTTACACCTTAACTTATTGATTTGCTTATGTATTGCTATTTATTATTATAATTATAATATTATGGCATGGCTGTTGC